ATCCAATATCTGATTGAGAAGTGGTATTATAATTTTGTCTATATGTAACATTTAAAATATCAGTGATACCATAAATATTAGTTGTAGGTGTAGTTGTAGCTTGAGGGGGTTCCCCGCCTCCTGGAACATCGGTTGAATTTCTATAGAAGGTATAAATACCGGACCCTTCAGCAGTAGCATCAACGTTTGTTGAAGAACCTACTATTAAATTAATATTAGTATTTCCTACTTCCCAAAAATGTACACCTCTATTGCCCCATTCTTGAAAAAGAATATTTAATGATCTTCGTGCTGTTTTAAGTTGATGACCTGCAGTTCCTATTAAACCAATACGTTCATACGCATCTACAATAACTTCATCAATAGAAAAATCCTGGTCAAAACTATATGCTGCGGAAGTAGTGTTTGCCATTAGAATTCCTATCCATAATAAGCTACAAAATGATTACAGTTAGCTAATACTACCCAACATGCAGTTTTGAATCTAACTCCGTTTCCACCAAATGAATAGTTGAAACTTTCATTATCTGCGGAACATCCTTTGAGATGAATTACTTTGTCTCCACTTGCACTAGTTGCATCATATATAGTTATTTCTAAATCAGCTGCACTTGCTTGAGCATTAATCCCAACCAGTCTTACTGGTCCAAGATTCGCGGCTGATCCAGCTATATATCCTTGTAATCTTCCTGTGCTTGTTAAAGCTACAGACGCTTTGACGTCTGATAAATTTGTTGCCATAATTTTTCTCCTTAAAAAGATGCTCCCGAAGGAGCATCTTTAATTATTTATTACGAAAGATTAATGTTCTGCAAGTAACTAACAGTTGCTGTAGCAGCACCCGCTGTAGCATCGTTGTTTGCACCATTATAGATGTAACCAACTACGATGTCAGTAGTTCCAATATCTTTCCAGTTTGCACATAATGCAGCTGTTCCTAAAGCTATTTTACCAATAGCTGCGATACTTACATCATTAACATATAAGTCCGTATCTGCAGATGAACCAACTTCTAATAAATCACTACCTGAATCGTTGAACGCAGTTTCTACGTTCACTTCAATAGATACGATTTGAGAGTTAGCTGGAATTACCACAGTTGTGTCTGTTGCTGTAGCTTCCACTGTGTAGTCAAATGAAAATGTTTGAGACATTAACACTTGACCTGTGTTTTTCATATCTGTTCCAGCAGTAGTACCAGTCGTATTAGAAATAGTACCAGCTTTAATTGGACCAGAAAACGTTGTTGTTGCCATAATTATAATCCTCCTAGATTATGTAGATCTAGTCTCTAGGCCGTCGACTATACGCGTCTAGATCTAATTAATAATTGTATAGTAATTAAAATATATATGAATTTTATTGAGAGTGCAAGGGATCCCTGCCGAGAATGTACGATTTCTAACGAGTGACTATTTAAGTTGCCACTGAAACTTGGGGAGCTGAATTAATAATTGCATTTTCTCTATCTGCAACTTTACGTTCTTCCAGTTTGATCTCAGTAATAATGTTTTTAATTGCATTATCAATTTCAACCATATTAAGAGTATATTTACCA